GAAATTTTATTATTTTGATAATGGTTATTCTACAATAAAATACTACTATCCTGAAACAAAAAAATATATATGCAACCAAGCCTTAGATAATCTTCCTTCTCGTTTTGTACGAGTTTTCAAAAGAGAACAAGGAGTTGAGTATATTCAATGTCCAGGGTGCGACTATAAGAATGATTGGATAGATGAGACTTGGGTGTATAAGTATGTTCGTGATCTATATAAACATATTTGGGAATCAACACCACAAGAAAAAGGTAAGCGGGTATATATTTCTAGAGACACGAAAAATGTACGTACAAAGGCTGTACTGAATGAAGATGTTCTGAAACCTGTGTTAAAGGGATTGGGGTTTAGTTCTTATGCCCTCGAGGATATTACGTTTATTGACACGATTCGCCTTTTCAAGTCTGCAGAGTTTATCACAGGAGTTCACGGGGCTGGGTTTGCCTGGCTAGTATTCTGTGACCCTGGTACCAAAGTTCTGGAAATATTTAATGACTCTGTTTCAAGAATTCACTATATAGATTTGTCAAAGAAGTGTGGCTTACATATAGAGAGGTTTACGGATATTGATATGACTGTTGAAAAAGAAAACATTACAGTTCGCATCGATTCCTTCGTAAATCATATCAAAAAGATGTGTGTTTAGTTTATGGCTATCCTTTTAGCGTTACCCATGTCTTTCTATTTTTTTATTTTTGTCCTCTGTCCTTTTCTTTTACACGTGGCAAGGCCAGTGGTTCATTAGCCCATCCACGGAGTCATAGATGAGGTCGCGAGTCTGAGACGTCAGGTCATTGATGCCAATTACAACGGAAGGGGCGTTGGGCATAAGGAACTGAATAGACACGAAGGGGTCAGTGTCCAGCGTCATCATGCGCAGAGTCGTGCTCATATACTTCAGCACATCCTCACGCTCCATACTCACCGTCTTGGTCTTCACTCCAGATTCCTGGTCGTGGTAGCTGATTGAATACGTGCCATCATTCTTATTAGCAATACGAATAATGTCATCCTTCTTGGTATTGGTATTGTCGCGCATCACACGGATAGTAATCTCAGAAGGAACCTTCTTTGTCACCTTCACAGAATGAGAGGGCATACGAGGGGAAAGAGAAGGGTGAGAGGCAAATGACACTAGCGGCGGCATCATCTGCACATAGCTCCGCTCTGAGGCCGTAAGATGCATATTCACAAAGTCACGGATAGTGCAATCAGGGGAGTTGGGGAAATGAGGAAAGTAGCCGTCCAGATTTTCAACGATATCTAGCAGCTCGCGCACATAGTCAGAACGCAGCATGTTCTCCTTGTAGCGCATATCAATGGTCTCATACAGAAACCAGGCAATACCCTCTTGCTCATGATTCAGAAAGTCTAGGAAATGAGAAAGGGGGTAGTTAACTGCACCGATAGTGGACATCCGCAGGTTCGTCAGGACAGTCTGCACAAACTCGCAAGACTCATACGTGGAATTCCACTGCGACAGAATGTCTGACCAGCCAAAGATACGGCGAGGCTGGTGAGAAGAGTTCCACAGCATTGAAGACATTTTTAAAGTCTACTCTGTCAGGCTGCTGGTGTTGGACAGGTCAATGGGGGGCGGGGGCAAATCAATTTTTTTCGTTATATCTTTTTATAGATATCTTCTTCTCTCTCTCTACTGAAACTGTTACCTTGCCTTTTGGAGTATTACGCTTCTTTTTAACAAGCCGTCAAAAAATGTTTAGAAATTAATTTTAGGAATTTTACGATCATCTTCCTCTCCCACCACGGCCTCCTCTGCCTCCCCTGCCTCCTCTGCCTCCCCTTGACCATCCTGACTTTGCTTTCTTTGCTTCCACCCCTGATTTATAAAGAGCATCTGCTTCATCTCCCGTAAGAGTCTTAGGGTCTAGACTAGTTGGGATACTCACAAAGACTTTCGTTTTCAAATCCGTCTTGTACATATAGGGACCATACTGACCTGAACCAAAGGTATAAGGTCCAAACTTATATAGACTTGACGTAGTCTGCGAACGCGACTGGAATTTTTGTATTATGCTATCTAATGTATCAGTGTCTACATACGGAATACGCATATCACCACACTGTAAGTATTCTCCATAAGGTCCCTTCTTTTTCAGAATTGGTTTATCATTAAAAGTTCCAAGATTAGTATCAGCAATTTGTTTTTGTATCCACTCCTTTGCAATTGTTTCTGTTATGGTTTGCATTGTATGTCCTGGAGGAAAGGTGTAAAAGATGGCCTTGTCTTTTTTATTCGCCGCTTCTTGCACGAGTAAGGGGCCTGTCTTACTCATGACAGCCTTGAATCCATTTCCAAAATCCTGAACTTTTTCAGAAGCAGAAGGTAGGCTGGCCTTGTCATTTAATCGTTCATAGTCTCCTTTGTAAGAAGCCCATGTATCACGACATACTCCTTTCCAAGCCTCTTCGCCCTTTGATATAGAGTCTAATCGTGATTCCATCTGTGTAGTAAATTCATATGCAAAGAGATGAGGGAACTCACGTAAACAGAACTTGATTACAGATTCTCCTAAGAGGGTTGGGAAAATCTTCTGTTTTTCAGCACCAATGGTAATTTGCTTACTCTGTGTTAAAGGAGGCCATTGAGTAGGTTCAATCGATAAGGTCGTTTGATGTATTTTGCTACCTGGGATATCCTTCTTTTCTACGTATTCTTTATCAAAGAGTACTTCTACAAGCGATGCAAATGTACTGGGTCTACCAATACCACGATGTTCAAGTTCACGAATCAGAGTTGCTTCTGTATAGCGCGGAGAAGTACGAGAATGTTTTGGAGTGGCTTTGATATTTGTCCAGGATAGTACTGTACCTTCTTTGATATTCTGCGCTTTCTTCCATTGCGCATCATCTTCTTCCTGCTCTTTGTCTTCGTCATCTGTATCATCGAACTTTGTTGACTTTCCTAGTATTTGCCAACCTGCAAAGTCAGTTATACTCCACTTTGATACCCAAGGGAACTTGTCAATATCGGTATTCATTATTAGAGTAATAGTACGAGATTTGCCAGTAGCGGCTACCATTACAGATTGCATGGCGCGGCGGTAAATTAGAGCATAAATTTTCTTGTCGAGGTCTGACCATTCTTCAGAAGGTGGAAGTTCTTTTCTTTCAAAGTGAGTAGGACGAATAGCTTCGTGCGCTTCTTGTGCTTCTTGAGGGGTTGCCTTTACATTTGCCTTTGCCTTTTGCTTTGCCTTTACATTTGCCTTTTGATTCTCAGGTGAAGGTGTTAAAGGTGTTGTTGTGGAGATAATGTACTCTTCACCATACTGTTTGCGAACTTCTTCTTTTGCTGCTGCAATTGCCTCTTCACCAAGGACAGCATGGTCTGTTCGCATGTATGTAATATGCCCTGCTTCATATAAAGTCTGGGCGATTTTCATGGTTGCCTTTGGATTGATTTTGTGGAGAGCGCTAGCTTCTTGTTGCAAACTTGAGGTAATAAGAGGCTTGGGAGGATTTGCCGTCCATGGTTTTTGCTCTACACGATGTACCGTGCAGCCATCGCTTGTGTGAATATTTTCCAAGTAATTCAGAGAAGATTCTTGGTCTTCTAGTTCATCTTCCATCTTAGCTTGAAAGTGAAAGTCTCCTTTCAGAGTTTTTATAGAGGCTTGAAGTGTCCATGACGTTTGAAGTGTGTGACTTTGCACAAGTTTCTCTTTGTCTGAGATTAGGCGTAGAGCAGGTGTCTGGCATCTTCCTGCACTAAGACCACGAGCAACATGTTTCCATAGAAGAGGAGAGATAGTAAAACCTACCAGCATATCTAAGACTGACCGTGCCTGTTGTGCATATACGCGATTCATATCAAGTCGTCTCGGATTGGCAATGGCTTGTTTCACAGCTGTTTCTGTGATTTCGTGAAATACGGATCGGGGGAGACTTGTAGGATCTCTTTTTAATAAACATGCAACACTATAGGCAATTGCTTCTCCTTCTCTATCATCGTCAGCAGCTAAGTAAATTGTCGTAGCTTTTTCCGCGGCTTCTAAAATAGGTTTTGTAGCTCTTGCTTTTTCTTTTAAGAAACGGAATCTTGGCTCAAAGTCACGGTCAATACCAACAGCTTCGATATCTTCTTCAAGGGCACGAATGTGTCCCATCGTAGCTAAGACAATATATCCTGAGCCAAGAAACGACGCAATCTTCTTGCATTTAGCCGGCGATTCTACGATGACCAGATTGGCCATTTCTGATGGGTTGATAGAGAAAGACAAGGGGGTTTATGTATCAATTTTAAAGATGGTCTAAGGCATCATTACTATATATATATAGCACATGTCGCAACATAAGGATGCCAACCATAATAGGTTTATAGCCTTAGCGGATTCTGATTCAGAATCGGAATCTGAATCTGCAGCTGCAAAAGCAAAAGCAAAAGCAGAAGAACCCGAAACATTTGAGAATTCCCTTACAATACAAGATGCCAGTGGGCTAGAACAACCACACCAACCCCCCTTTCGCACTTGGATTCGCGACGAGTCTGAAAATCGGTTTTCAGGAGAAGAAGTTAAGAAGAATATTTTCAGTAGTCCATTTTCAAAGCAGAAACATCTACAGAAACAGTGGAGTCAACCAAGATTTCGTGAAGATGCAGATGGCTGGGTAAGTATTCGTTGGAATCAGCCTCAATTCCAAGAATCTGAGAGCCCTCCTACAGAGCCTACATCAAACCTTTCAGTAGAATATGAACCACGGCCTTTAGTAAAACAAGAATTTCCCTCCCTTCTAACACGAGGCACATCGAATGTTGTCGTTAATCAACAAGAAACCATGTCAGCAGTCGCTTGGGCAGAAAAAATAAAGAAGAGTCTTGAAAGGGCTGAACTTGCCCGTGCAGCAAAATCCTTTCATAATACTGAAGAATCAGTTGGTCGCTTATCCTTTTTTCGTAGACCGATGATTGTACAGCAATCAGAGGTCTAAAATGGTTATGATATCTTATGTAAGATGGATGATTCAATTGTTGCATCAGTTGTACAAAAATTCTTGCAACGCTCTGAAGTTGGTAAGAAGAAGTATGGAGTTACGCTAGATCGTACAGACTTGGGAACTCTCGACTGGATTCAACATGCCCAAGAAGAATTGATGGACGGTATCTTATACTTGGAAAAACTGAAGACACAGTTTTCAGTACCCAAACAATAGTCCCGCTCTACCCCCATACACACGTAGTATTGAATATGTTTCCGCCCATATATAAATTATATAGTCTGGAACATCTGTGGTACGATTACTTCCACGATATGGTTGAAAGAGTAAACTCAAGTCTATATTTAGAATTTTATCTAAGTTTGCATGTCCCATAGGGTTTGTTATACCATATTTCTCATGTTGAGTGCCAAAGGGGATATGATAATAGTATTTATTATGCCAAGGAGTTTTTCGTTGTTCAAGTCCTGGTAGAAGACTGCGAAATAGTACAGGGGTTTCTGTAGCATAACGGATAATTCTTCCTTCATAAGAAAGGGATAAACTTGTAATAGGTTCTGAATCAATAATAGAATATGCAGGTACAAGAGGTTTGAATGCGCTCTTATTAAGTCCACTCGCATCAGGCCACCAAGGTGCTATAAGGCCTATGCCACTTGCATCAGATATATAGATTCCACTCAAGTCACGTGTAGCTAAAAAAGGAGCGTTCAACAATTCAGCATCCGCGCGATGGGCGAAAAAGTAGAGTTCGCGGGTGGGATTCGGTATTCGCATGGGAATACGTGCAGTGGATATAGAGTTTGTGTTAAAGGGGTTGATGGTGTAGTGCTGGACAATCGGATAGCTGATATCACCAAGCCGAATGCGATTTGCTTCGGGTTTATCAATGTAAACATACTCTAATAATAAATAAGCATCTTGGAAAGCATACGTGGACGGCATTTGAATTCCAGGAATCTGTGAAGCCAGAACCGACTTTTGCGGATTTCCATTGAGGCCGTATACGGGTTTGCCATTTACAGGGTCGATAACATAGAAAGGACTTGATGCCATCGGGGGAAGAATCAATTTATTTTGAGCATTCGTTGCACGACTTGTTGTCGTGTATATGCTGTTTAGAGGATTAAATGTAATAGAAATTTGTACAATGTCCGTACCAATTGCATCAATAGGTAAAGCAGCAGAGGGGTCTCCACGTGTGAACCAAAAAGGAAGGGGAACCGCTACTTCTTGATACTGATTTGTCCATCCATTAGACTTTGCCGTAAATCCATTGTCATGACGACCAATCATACGATTCACCGTAGTAGTTTTTTCTAGCGGTGTATGGAATTCATCAAGCACTTCTAAGAGTCTTCCATCCATTGTGTCAATCGGTGTAGCACCAATCGTAAGTTGCAGTTGGTTAATAAGAGCATGACCCACAGAATTTGTCCATCCAAAGGTGGGACCAGCAAAGGGTTTCCCTTCAGCTACTGCAGCATTGCGTGCAAGAGTTTGTGTTGTGAGAATATCAGGAAGTTGTATCATGAGAAAAGCTCGTGTAATCAAGTGACCACGGCGAGGTATAGTGGCTTTTGCCGTTTGTCCAAAGGCCGGAGTATTATCAAAGTCTACACGATACCATTCAGTTGTAAATCTTCCCGCTTTTATGAAGGCTTTTTGGAATGATTCTATGCGAGGCTGACCTTTCGGAGGAAGTAGACGATCGTCCTGGAGGCCAGAATGAAGAAGTTTTAATAAGCCGGCCGAGGCCATTCTGATGGCCACAGTGTAAAAACTATAGGCCTTCTGCGGAAAATATTAATCTGTATACATCTTATTCGCCAAGCCATTCTGGAATCGGAGCCATTGTAAAGTAACTACAAACACTTTGACTTCCCAGTCTTGTTCATAAATTCCTCCAGGAGGACTAATATCCAAAGTGAGTCGCACAGTCTGCAAACGAGAAGCATTGGCTGTACCACTTGGCTGATGATCTCCAGGATTCTTGGCAAAGGAATAACCATAAATAAAAGAATTATAAGCAGCTACTCCACCACGATGTGCTAAAGAAATATGTTGACGAAACCACTGCTCTTCTTGATTAATCAACTCTATACCATTTAACTGAATTATAGCATTTTGTAAAAGGGGTCGGAGTGGATTAAATACAGGGTCATACTCTGCACTCATCACTGCAGAGTAGTTTGTCCATTCATTATTGTTAGCCGTAGCCTTTCTTCGGACAAACCACAGGATTTCTTCCATAGGGTGATTCACTTCCAAAGGTAGCTGGACTTGAATGGTATCTTTACTAGTTTTATTCACCGCATATTTCAAAGGTTCCGAGAAATAAAAGGTTTGATTAATTCTCGTAAGAATCTCAAAAGGGCTGCGAAGAATGCGTTGGCGGATAATACCATCAGTCTGTGCAGAATATGTGATAAGTTGTATCTTTTTGAATTGGGGAGGTGCTACAGGGGTTTGCTGAGATGTTATTTGACCACCTGTGTTAATCTGGATTTGCTGATTTAACATTGTTTGTAGTGGGGAAGTACGACGACCATTGAGCAGCCGTATACATTCATCAAAGGGACGCAGAGTTATGTTGATTCGCACAGTGCCTTCACTACATGCAAGAAGAGGCAAAGCTTCTTGTAGTTTTACACGTTGAAAGAAAAAGGGTAGAGGAATGAGTAAAGTATTATTCTGTGATGGAAAAGGGCGATAAGAAGGCGTACTTAGAAGAGTAGAAAGTGGCATACGCCCAAATCCATCCACGGAGCTGCCATATTGATTATTGATATCGACCATAAGTAGACTTGCTGTGTTTAAGAAATCACCGTCAACTGTTTCAATCGTCTGGTCTGCAATCTCCAACTCTGCTCTTTCAATAATTACCGACCCAAGGCTATTTGCATAAAACCATGCATTTTGATTTACATACGTAGAAGTACCTGCTTGTAAACGTAAGAGGGTTGTATCGTTAAGCCAGTAACCCAGTTGAATTTGTACAATAGAACTAAAAAGAAGGTCGCCTGCTGATACAGAACCTATGTCAAAGGTGAATCTTTGACCAAAGGACGCGGGACCTCGGAATTGAAACTCTTGCACAGAAAGTGAAAAAGGGTGAATGCGTCGGTTATGCTCAGGAAGCCACCATGTTGATTCGGAACTTAGTGGGGTGTATTCATTATCTTGAAAATCACGAGGCGTAAGATCCAAGAGTGTGGTTATATCACCTGCCGGCCTCGCATAGCCCTGGCTATTCATCTGAGGTATTCTAGGATGTTTCTTTAAGGAAGTCGTCGCTTGTCGGGGCTGATTATAATTTTAGTTACCGCTAAACAATTCTGCTCTACCCTTACCATCTGTATCAAAGCGCGCCCAACCTTCCACAATGACACGCAGCTCTGTGTTCGGTGCGCCTGTATAGGGGTCAATAGGAGGAAGGCTCAAGTTTATATAAAATACAGGTCGGTCAGCAGTAGTGAAATTCACAGCTCCTGTTTCTTGTGTGGAAGCTCCTGGAAATCTCTCAGGGGCAATGGCTCCAAGAGTCCAGTTCATACTATTGATTTCTATCCCTGTATCATTTTCCTCTTTTGCAAAGTTCGTGATGTCTCGCCATACAAAAGAATTACGAGGGAGTTCACGATCTTTTCCTGCAATTTGTAAGTTTACCGTATTAAAGTAACTTTGTTGGCCTACGATACCTGTATTCACTTTCCATAACTGATTGGCATTGATATCACGAATACTGCGCATAAACCAGACTACGCGCCCTGAAGGATGACGACCATCTAGAAGGCGTTTTACTAGACTTGTACCACCTCCTACAACTCCTGCGTAGTCCAATTGATTTTGAGTAAAGATGTTTTCCCATTGACGGACAAACATAAGACTCTGGGGCTGTTTTTGTAGAATATCTTGATATTCACGAGGCACGTAGATTTGTTGAGTCTCGAGTTGTATTTCCAAGGGTAGAATCTGGGTTCTTGATAAGGTTGTAAAAGGGATTGGTTGGGATCCGCTCGACAATTGTTGTTGGAAGTCTGTGCGACCCCACGGGGCAGGTTTGATACGTCCATCGGAAGCTTCGACAAGGTCTTCCAATTTCCGTATCTTACAACGTAAACGATACGTATGACGTTGTGTAGAACGTTGAGGAAATCCAGGGTCATTTGTTGATTGACATCCAATGAGTGGAAGACTTAGACGAAGTTGGGGAGGTGTTGCGTTTCTTCCAATGGCTAGTGTACTTCCATCGTGTTGACCAGTAAGCTCATCAACTACAAAACTCTGGCCATATGTTCCCTGAGACTTTGTAACAGCCCAGAGAGCATCTCCAGAAATTTCTTGCAAGAGAATATTATCTTGATACAACTGAATTAGTTCAAAGAGGAAGTATGCGATACTGTTGGTATATCCATAGGAAACTCCCGCCGTATCGTTTACTATAGATCTCATATTCGTGGAAGCGACTTCAGGTGGCAACCACGACGAGAGATTAATAATTAGAGTTGGATTTATCATAAGGTCGCCCACCAAATCAAACTCAAAGATTACCGTGCGACCGAATTCACAAGCAGTATGAGGAGGTACGCGACGGATTTCAAAGGTTGATGGGGCTTGGGGTTGATAGGAAGAATCAAAAATATAGGTACTTTTGTCTGTGTCTTGATAGAAAAATACGTCTTTATTTCCTCGGGCTACCAATTCATATAAAGAACCTTCAGCGGTAGCATACTGTGTCGGAGCCCCCGCCATCTGATTGACAGTTTCGTGAATGTTTAGAACGGAATTTTATTTTATAGCGCGTCATGCCTTTCCAAAAAAGTCTAGAATAAGGCGGGAAACCCCCATGGTAATAAGAGTAGAATAAGAAACTTGTGTTGAAGATATGATATTTACCGCAGTTTGACATACTGGACTTCCTGCAGTTATCATACCTTGTAAGTATCCCCAAATTCCGTCAGGAATACAATATTTATCATATAATTTACTAACTCCATAATGCGTACTATAGGCAATCACAGCCGAAAGAGCTCCCTTCGCCAAGGCCTCCATTCTAACTCCAATCCACTTTTACAACAATTTCCCAAAATTCATAGATAATGAAACTTACACAATTTGTAGTAATATCGATTTTTGAATCTTTGAATATATCTTTGAGTTGTTGATGCACTAAGTCTTGTTCTTTTTTCAGACTTTCTAGTTCTTCTTTTGTAAACGCCCATGATGCACTAATTCGTGCGATAGTATCACCCATCATAGAAACTCTCAAAACTTCAGTCTTTGCCGAGCTAACAATGCGGTCAACTAGTGCTTTTCTATAGAATTCATCCTTGTACTTGTGTAAAAGGATCAAGTCTTTACGTGTATAAGACATATTGTTAAAGGGGAATAGGTTAATTTCTAAATATTTACGCAATCGGAGGACAGACTACAAATCCGAACTGGTTGATATAGCAATCGCTATAAGCATAATAATAAGGCCAATAAGGCCACCAACCAGTGCCGCCATAGCCACCTCCATAATACCCACCTCTGTATCCTCCTCCGTGCCAACCGCCGTGTCCTCCACCACCTCCATGTCCACCACCGCCGTGTCCACCACCGCCGTGTCCTCCACCTCCACCTCCTCCGCGGAATCCTTCTCTATACTTCTTAACTTGCCATAGGAGTAGTATAAAAAGGGTAAATATTGTAAAATACAAAATTATTTCTTTTGTCATCTGTAATATATAAAGAATAAAGATAAACTAAATTATAGTTATAGAATGTTCTTAGATATAGTAACTGGTGAAAAACTACAAGAACTTGCGCAGGTATATATAGGAAAGCCAGAAGACTTTATAAATATAAAAGAAAATGAAAAATGTCTAGATATTTCTGCAGTTCCAGAAATATGGAATAATCCTCCACTACTATTTTGTTATTCACATAGAATAGAAGAACTTTCTAAAAAGATACAAAGCCTTCAAAATCGCTGTGTCTTTATTTTTGGAAGTTCTTATGAAATTCTTTCGTACGAAAAATGCAAACCCTTTTTAGATTCAGGTATTGTCCAATATATTTTTTGTCAGAATATACAATTCTCACATGAAAAAGCTTCATTTATTCCTATTGGAGTATCAAATAAACAATTGAAAGAACATATCCCTATACAAAAGAATAAAGATATATACTTTAATTCTACATCGCAAAAAGAATATATTGGTGAACTTGCATTACATAAGTTTTGTATATTTTCTGATGTGAACGGAGTCGATACGCATCGTTTTTGGGAGTGTTTATATCTTGAGACAGTTCCTATTGTAGTTCGCTCCCCTCTAACAGAACAAATACAGGCTTCTGGAATACCCTGTGTACTTATAGATTCTTTGAACTCATTTCATTTAGAAGAAGTACCTCATTATTCTTCATTTGTGTTTGATGACTCATATTATTATTCTATATCGTTTGCAAAAATCAGAAATACTATTTTGAATCAAGTTTCTAAGATATATACATCTATGAACGTAGTTTTAAGTTTTATTGGAAATATGCCAAAATATAGTATAGAATGTATACAACAGCTACGTTTATTTTTTGACGGACCTATATATTTTATCTATAGTGAGATTGAGACCTCTATTAAAGAGGCATTGGATAAACAAAATATAATATTTGTACATTACGATGAAGTTCGGTCAAAACGCTTTGATAAAATTTCAAAGAAGAAGGATTTTTGTGTAGTTGACCGTTTAGGTGACAGGAAAGAATTATTTAAACGTTCTTATGAGCGAATGTATTTATTAGACACTTTATTATTCAAGTATAATCTTAAGAATGTATGGTTTATGGAAATTGATATTCTTATGTTTTGTAATCCAAACATATTTACAGGAATACTTCAAACACAGCCCTATGCATATTGTTTTCATGACTTTGAGCACTGTTGTTCTGCAATATTCTATGTAAGAGACCATAGCTCTTTACAGCCTATCCTTGAAACCCTTGACGTATTTACAAATCATTTTGTCAGTGAAATGCGCGCACTGAGCGAATATCACAAACATCATCAGAATGATATAGTATTCCCTTTAATTCCTAGAACACCAACACACGTATTTTATTGGAAAGATTATAATCTATTTTATACATTTCTATTTGATGGAGCTGTGATTGGTCAATACTTATTTGGAGTAGATAACCCAGAACGTAAACGAAATGATACCACGCACATTTCACACTTATTAAATATATGGCAGTATGGAAAGTTTGAATGGCATAAGAATGATAAAGGGCTGTCTATACCCTACTACAGATTTGAAGAGACTTCTGAATTACTACCCATTGCAAACATGCATATTCATTCGAAGGATCTTATTTATGCTGTTTCATATACTACCAATTAAAGGAATGCTTACAATCTTCTTGTATAACCTTCATGCGTGGAATAGTTCGTAAGGAAGTTTTCCAACTTTCTGGACGAATCCATATAAATTCTATATTATGTTCAATACATATACTCAACGAAAAATGAAATATTTCTTTTATTTCTTCTTTCGT